TCTTGCTAACGTAGAGGTAATACTAGAAGAGACTGAGGATACTTACGTTAGGGACATCCAGCCCCGCCTTCTTGCTATTTTCGGAAACCAGAAAGAAGAAGACGACGGAGTGTACCGTGATTAGTGTAAATGTAGAAATCGAAGTTACTGAACTGAAAAAGGAGAACTAAAATGGGACTAGACATGACTCTGTATGTTGTTGAGGATCCTGAGCTTGACCTCAACGAAGAAAAGGCCTGTGTTTCTTACGAGATTCTAGATTCTTATTCCTGGCGCAAGGCCAACCAGATCCACAAGTGGTTTGTAGAGAACATTCAGGATGGTGAGGATGATTGTGGTATTTACGAGGTAGAGTTTGACAAGCTGATGGATCTACAGGGTATTGTGGAGACTGTGGCTTCCAACCCTCAAAAGTGGGGACCGAAGCTGCTTCCTACTCGGAAAGGTTTCTTTTTTGGGAATACTGAGTATAACCAATGGTATGAGGAAGACATCCAGATTACCAAGAAGCATTTGAATGATATTGAAAGGAATTATTACGCCAAACCTGAGACTCGATTCTATTACTCTTCTAGCTGGTAATACAAAAAAATCAAATATGAACAAGCAAACAACGATTGATGTAATGGATAGTGATTACGACTTCGGATACGGGAATGGTCCTGTTCCTGCTCATCGCCACAAGAACCCCGATGGGTCTATTGGTGGTTGGGTTGCCGATAGTGCTACTGTAGACGCTACTGCCTACATCGAGAAAAACGCCAGGGTGTATGGAAACGCTAAGGTGTATCAATGCGCTCAGGTGTTTGGAAACGCTCAGGTGTTTGGAAACGCTTGGGTTCACGGAAACGCTCAGGTGTATGATAACGCTGTGGTATTCGGAAATGCTCAGGTGTTAGGAAACGCTGTGGTATTCGGAAATGCTCAGGTGTTTGATGACGCTAGGGTATCTGGGAACGCTTGGGTATCTGGAAAAGCTTTTGTGTATGGGGACGCTTTTGTGTATGAAGACACTAAGGTGTTTGGGAACGCTCAGGTGTATGGAAAAGCTATGGTGTATGGAACCTCTGTGGTATCTGGAAACGCTTCGGTGTATGGAACTATGAATGAAGAAACTATGAAGAAAGAAGACGCAGTAAACTCACCCAGCCACTACACTCAGGGTCTGGAAGTGATTGAGGTATTGGAGAGTAAGATGTCTCCAGAGGATTTCCAGGCTTATTGTACGGGCAATGTGTTCAAGTATTTGTTCCGCGCAAAATACAAAGGCAAGGAACTAGAAGACAACAAGAAAGCATTGTGGTATCTCGACCGCAAAATCAAATCAATGGAGAAGCAAAATGAACGTGCAGGAACTGATTGAGAAGCTAGAACAATACCCAGAAGACCTAGAAGTAGAAGTACATTACCAGTATTCGTATCCGCTAAGAGGATACATCACACGCATCTCAGAACAAGACAACAAACTCTACATAGCAATGGAGCAATGTAGGACAGAACCATACGGAAGCAGGAAGGCATGGGGAGAGGAATATGATGACTACTAATAAAGATTTGAAGAGTTTGTTCTTAACAATCCTACTAGGACCACCTATTATAAGTGTGTTCGTCATGGTAGTAATGCTATGCACAAAGGTATTAGTATCTTTCTATGACGCAATTTTTTAAAGGAGAAAACAATGACACTACCCGATCAAGAACCACGCGATATTGGTTACTGGCTACTGGAACTATACAAGTCCGAAGTAGATTCAGGAGCAACATCCCTACCAACAGCACTAGAATCATTTGGTAATGATGTGGAAGCTCTATACGATAGCATGACTGGATCAACACAAATAAGTACAAGAGCAGTCCCCGCACTCATATTTAAAATGTGGCAAGCTGGTATGATTGTGTAACGAAGAAGTAACACACATAACAAAAAAGTCAAATGGAAAATTACTACAAAGATATAGTCGAACTAGAAGAAGCAATCGAAATCCTAGTAAGAGTAATGAAGAGACACGAATCCTTTTCAGCCCCAGAACAGATGAAGATAGTTCAACCAATACTAAATGCACTAGACCTACTAGCAGATACAGTTGATATACTAGAAGACTATGAGGAGAAATAACAATGGGAGTATTTACTGATCTACTAATCTATCTCTGCTCCTTAGAGAATGAAAGGAAAGCACAACAGCTAATAGAAGAACAAGAAAGAACAAACAACCTATTAGAAGAACAAAATAGATTACTAGAACTAGAACAAAAAGAAGAGGAATAAAAGGTAAAGAAAAGGGAAAATACCCAAAAAGTCAAATTGAGATATATACGTTACGAAATAGAAACAAAATATACAAGTAAATAATATATCTCAATCATTGATAATATATACCTAAAACATATAACCAAAAAGTCAAATTGAGTATGGGGGGTGTGAACTTGATGTGAATTAAGTTAAAATTTGGTTTTTGCTAGACCCATAAATAACCCAACGCAAACCAATTAACTCTGAATTAAATACCAAAAAAGTCAAATCACCCCAACAGAAACCAAAAAGCAGTTCTGAATTAACTATAAAAATATTTAAATACCCACACCCAAAAAGTCAAATCAGAACTATAATATAGTCCAAAGCTACGTTTCTACCTATAGAAAAACCTCCTCTGAATTAGGTTTCAGGGAGGTTTTTCTTTTTTCGTATCAAAACAATACTCAAAACTAAATAAACTCAAAACTCAAAATGAAGAATGAAAAAGCAAAAAACCGCATTCTTGATAGCGTGAATTCATTTCGCTCCGAGGGCTGAACTCAATTTTGAGGAAAATCCAAAAAAGTGCAAAACAACCCTCAAAACTGAAATTTAGTTTTTTGATAATGGATTCTCAATAACATTTTTTCTGCTAATGATAATGCATTCTCAATAAGAAAATTGCTCTAATGATAATGCATTCTCAATAACTCGATTCTCATCTAGGTGCTCTAATTGAGAATGCAATTGAGACTCAATCTCAAAATTGCCGAGCAGCGCACGCTAAACCCTTACCCCACAAGGACTTAGCGCAATGAGAAAATTCAGATTTTGAGGAGATTATTCTTGTTTCATCTCCTCAATGTGAAAGGAATCCCAATCGGTATTTATTTCATAAAGCTTATGTGAAGGATCGGGTAGAGCGTCAATCGCCCAATCCTCGACCCAATCCAATTCTTCCTCTTTAGAAAGGTTGTCAGGAATCTCAATCTCAGCGGAATAGTTGTGGAACTCGGTCCAAAAAACTTTTACTTTCTTCATTTTAGTTTAGTGTGAAAGGAATCGAACAGTCTTTTGAGTTGTCCAGCACAAGCCACAATCGGCGCAGGACTTTACTTTTCCAGTTTGCTCGGGGCAAGTAAAAGAGGAACCCTCGAAAGATTCTTCCGCAGCATACGATTGGAATGAATCCATCTTATCATAAGATTCATTCTTCGATAGACGGATATTACATCGGTCTGCGAATCGCATATTGAGAAGGCGAATCTCATTATAGATGTTTCCCTTGCTCCGCGCAGTATAACCGAATAGCGCAAGCTTGTCTCCCCACTTGATCATTTGATCCGCCCAAAAGCGAACATAGGGGACGGAATAGAAATCACCTAGAACGTGCAATCGAATTAGAATGCCTTGCTTATGCTTTTTCATTAGCAATTCGATTTGCTTATTCAGGTTGTGCATTAGATTGCGCGTATCGTATCGAAGCGCAAACGGCATGTTATCCCCATAGCAATCGTTCCAATGGTGGCACGATTTAGGGCACGTTGCGCGCTCTTGAAGCGAGATAGAATAGATGCGCTTACCCTTATGCTTAGATGCCGTGATAACGTATCCGAGTTTGGCATTGTTCGATCCTGGTTTCAGGACCGAAAGATCGGAAGGCTTGACGGATTTGCGGTAGCGTGTGTGCGCGGGGCGCTTCAAGGTCTGATTCATGCGTGTATTATATCACACTCCGCCGAGTTTTCAAGGAGAAAGTGGAGGAAAATAAAAAAAAGATTTTGCTTGACACGACGTAAACCCTTGTGAAATAAGGACTTAGCGCGGAGCCGCCGCCCGCTCCGCTTATAAAGCCCCGTAGAACCCCAACTTACGTCGGGCAAATTTTCTTGAGAATTGTTTTGGTGGAGGTGGAGGGATTCGAACCCTCGTCCGAGAAGGTTCCCGCTTTGGGCTTTCCAACTCGTCAAAACCAGTACACCCCCGAAGGGTGGGGGAGAGGTCGAAACCCCTCCCCGATCATCTAGCGACTACCGCCGCCTTGAGTGGCAGCGTGAGCAGCCTGACGACCAACATGGCGACCGCCAGCATACTCGCGAGGAAGTAGACGGCGCAGAGACTTGTATGCCTCTAGCGCGTTATCGACATCAGCCGAGCTAGCCTCGGGGTTGTGATAGATGTCTGCGAAAAGTTCACCTGCCTGGACAGAGAGACCTTGAATTTTCGCCGCGAGGGCGTTGCTGTAAAAGTTATCGTTCATGTGGGTATTATACCTCAGAAGAGAAGAGAAGTAAAGAGAAAAGTGGGAGAAATTTACCAGTCGCAGCCGAAGTCGTTTTCACACTCGAATTGCTCCTCATAGAAGCTATCGAGGAAGGCATCCTCAGCGTACCCGTAGGACTCATCCATGCCCATACCCGCAGAGGTGAAGGCGGATTCATCATCCCAGTCGAGAACATCATCGTCGAAGTCCTCGTCGGGTTGGGTGTAGCAGAAATCGAAGTCCTCTTCGTTATCGTAGTCGTTCATGTTTTCCATGTGTGTATTATACCCTAGAGAGAGGTGAAAGGCAAGAGAAATCAGAGAGAAATGAGGTGGCGGATAGCCGAAAAGGGAAGCTCGCAACCCTCGCTCTCCCAGCGGTTTACGATTGCTTGAATGTGATAGTGAGCGAGCGAGTCGGGCATATCCAACCCGTGGACGCTGTAGTCCGCGCAGGCATCCCGATAGGGTGCCCAGCTCAACCCGCAAGCGGAGTCGTCAATGGCAAGGAGAAGAGCAGCGAGCTTGCTGGGCATATGAGGTGTTTGCTTCATGTGTTCCATTATAACCTATTATCGGCAGAATGCAAGGGTAAACTTTAGGAAATCCTAGAGAATCGCGCAGAGTTGGAAGAGAACTCCGAACGCGAGGAAGATACCGACGATCTGAATGATGTGGAGCAGGTTCACTAGTCTAACTTTCATGCCCCCATTATACCACACTTTGGCGAGAATGCAAGGGGAAAAGAAGAAAAAGATTTTGCTTGACAGGTCATAAACCCTTGTCAAATAAGGACTTAGCGCGGAGCCGCCGCCCGCTCCGCTTATAAAGCCCTGTAGAACAAGGACTTAGGAAGAAAAGTTTTTTGAAGAAAATAGAAGCTGGAGCCAAGTTCCCCAGCATATAACTATTATTGCACTCTCGACTTGGCACCCGTATGCATCCGAACGCGAGAGGTGGGGAGCGACCCCGTGCTAACCCTCCCATAAGGGAGGCGCTTTGAGCTTAATAACCTATTTATACTCGCTCAAACGAGTTGACTACGCTTGCGTCATATATCGGTGATTCACACCGTTACCGCTAGTCCATTGCCGCGAGTTGCGATAATGACGGTTCCACGCTTTCTTAGTAGCGTTGAGCGTACCTTGGTAGGTATAGCTTTGAGTTCGCAGATCGAAGATACGATAAGTGATGTTCCCATCAAGTTCGATGCGGGTCATGACTGCGTTCTGGTTCGAGCGGACAATGTTAGTGAAAATGTTCATGTGTTTAGTTTCCTTTTGAGGGTGTAGTTAGTTAGTGTTTGGGCATCACACCCAATCGTAGGTTTCGAGGGATAACCTATAACCCTTTCTCTTATACTAGGCTTTCGCTTCGATAGCCTTGTTCAGTTTGGTTTCGATATCCTCTTTGATAGCGTTCTGCTCATCGAGAATGTATTGAGCGTTACGCTCTTCTTGGTCGATCTTTTCGATCCAAGCGTAGTGCTTGGCACGACGAGCTTCAGCAGACTGAGGACCGCTTCCGAGAATCTTCTTGGCAGCGATAATGCTCTTCTTGATCTCACCCAGCTCTTCGACGAGCGGGGCAAGTTCGGGATCGTTTGCCGCATCGGCTTTCAGTTGCTTCATGCGAAGCCGTTCAAGCTTGGCTTCGTGCTCGGCAATAAGTTCAGCGGGAGTGCGTTGAGTGCGTTTCTTAGTGGTGTTTTCCATGTGTGTTATTATACCTTAGAGGGTAGCGTTTGTCAATAGGAAAGTGGAGAAATTTCTAGAAGTATCCTTCGTCGTAGAGTTCAGCGAACATGGGGTCATCATCGGCCCATGCATCGCAGCAGTCGGTGAACGCTTCAACGGGCGAGAAGCCGTTAGCGAACAGGTCGTGAATCATCGTCAGATCAGGCATATCTTCGTGCCCGAAGCCGAACGTGGCAAGGCAAAGGGAATCGAGTTGGTTGTACCAGTCTTCGTAGGTCATCTTGTTCATGCGTGTATTATACCCTATTGGTTAGAGGTTGTCAAGCGTCTTTTGGAGATTTTGCTTCATCTTTCGACGAACATACCTGCGGTCAAGGGGCTTCGCCTTGCTCGGCTTCACGCGCCACAGGTTACAGCACTTACATCCGAATCCGCCGATGCCGTGGCGAGCGCGGAGAGCGCGGTCTGTGTTCGTGTCGTTCATCGTCTTCATGCCCCCATTATACCCTATTATCGGCAGAAAGCAAGGAGCAACTGAAGGAAATAAAATCTTTTTTTCTTCTTGACAGGTCGTAAGTGCTTGTCAAATAAGGACTTAGCGCGGAGCCGCCGCCCGCTCCGCTTATAGAAGCAAGAACTTTCTTGGATTTATTTTAGAGTTCGTAGAGTACGAACAGCAGGATAAGAAGACCCCAGACAGCCATTACTCGTTCCTAGTGTGATGATCCCGCAGGAATCCATACTCTTGGTTCGACCGCTGGAGTCGAGCAAGATAATCATCGTAGTTCTCACGAACCTTGATGATAGCGTCCGTGTGAGACGGAGCAGAGACTCGGATGAGGTTTCCCTTGTTTCCAAGGTGAAGATTGAACCACTTGGTAACTCCATCATCACGAAGGTTAGCGGAGAGGAAGAGAGCGTCGATGGTCGTGCCATCGGTAAGATCGAGGTTGTTCATCTTGTTCATGCGTGTATTATACCAGAGTTAGGGGAGAAGGTCAAGGGTTTTGTAGGTATTTTTCTTTTCGATGTGAACTTCTTTGTGCTCGAACCCGAGATCCTCTACCAGATGATAGAGACGCTTTCCCGCGCTCTCTTCGTCAAGGTGGACCGTATCAACGTACTGCTGAGAGTTGAGCGTCATGAGGACCAACCAAACCGAGTTCTGTTCTTTCTTCATGCGTGTATTATACCACACTCTGGCGAGAATGCAAGGGGAAAACAAAAAAAAGAATTTGCTTGACACGACCTAAGTGTCTGTCAAATAAGGACTTAGCGCGGAGCCGCCGCCCGCTCCGCTTATCGGAGCAAGGGAATTCCGAGAAAACTTTGCCCTACCCTACTAGCGCATAGAGCACAAGCCCCAGCACTAGTAGAGCGAGAACGCGCTTATGAATCATGCGCCTGCCTCGAAGTGATTAGGAGTTCCGCTTTGGTTTTTGATTGACCAAGCATCATAAAGACTAATAGCTCCAGCTCGAACGGCAGGACGCTCATTACTTGCCACGAATTCGAATTGACGACGCAAGAGTTTTGCTTCATCTTCCGTGAGGGCAATGTCTACCTCATCCTTATCGCTATTCTTCCTGTAAATGCTGACCAGGACTGAGAAGATAGGCGTAGCATCTTCATAACACTCTGCGAGCATCATTCCAATCGTAGCCTCAAGCTTTTCCATTTTCATGTTTTGGTAACGAATCATTCTAGTTCTCCATTTGGTGGTAGTAGAGAGAAGGGCTTTCCTCGAACTGTTCGATAACTTGATCGAAGGGCTTATCGAGGTAGATGGACTTGATCACGTTGTCTCCATCGAAGAGACTCACCATAGTCGAGTCGCCAGCAGAGGTAAAGAGTAGCGCGGAGTACTTGTCCATGATGTAGCGTTTGATCTTCATGTGTGTATTATACCTTAGAGAGAGGAGAAGGTCAAGAAGAAAGTTGAGAAAGAGAGCAGATAGGACGAGGTTCGATCTCGACCTCACCTTCTGGGAATCCACAATCGTCTACGAGGTACTTCTTCCGCCTTTCGGATGACTCCCTCGAATCATGGATGGAGTCGAGGCACTCATAGTTATCAGCGGCGAGGAGGACGACGTACAAGGTGAGAGGGGTGTCTTTCATGCCCCTATTATAACACACTCTCGAAGGATTGCAAGAGGAAAAAAGAAAAAGATGTGAACGTAAGTGCTTGCTAGATAAGGACTTAGCGCGTAGCCGCCGCCCGCTCCGCTTATAAAGCCCTGTAGAACAAGGACTTATAAGCGAAAAGATTTTCTAGTTTGTGCTTGCTTCCCTAGGGAGATTCCAAGGGTAGAGCGTCAGGTATAGATCAGAAATAGTTTCGAATTGGCTACCGTAAAAGTAGCCCAATTCAGAGACGAGACCGTGAACCATTCCAAACATCTCGATCTCGCCATCGGGACGCTCTTCGATCTCGTAGATCTCCCAAGCCCATCCTGACGTACTGTGGAAGACTTCCCCAAGGGGTTTCTTCGGCTTTTCGCCATCAGTCGAGCCGATAGGCGTCTTCGCCATCTGGGCGAGTTCTTTCAGTTCGTTCATTTCCATAACTACTCTCCTTGAGTGTTAGCGTAGAAGAATTTGGCAATGTCGTCATCCGTGAGTCCATCGCCCATGTGATCGTACATATCCTGCTCACAAGCGAGGCAGTATGCCCCAGGCTCGTAGTGGGAGGTCGTGCAAGCCTTGCAAGCCTTTTCGGCAACGGATTCGAAGAGGTCGTTCATCATTTCGAGGTATTCGATTTTCTTCATGCGTGTATTATACCCTAGAGAGAGGTTCGGGTCAAGAGAATTCGGGAAGAAGTTCTTCGATGTAGATGGAGAGAGGACCATCAGGGTCTTCGACTGAGAGAAGGTCGGTGAGGTCCTCTTTGATGTCGAGGGCCTCTTGCTTGGTCGCGCACCTGGCATAGGGCCAGGAGACGAGCTTGTCGTCGTTGTGAATGCGGACTTGCCAATAATGGGTAGTGATCGGGGTCAACTTCATGCGTGTATTATACCATGTCCTGGTGAGAAAGCAAGGGGAAAAAAGAAAAAAGATTTTGCTTGACGAGTCGTAAGTGCTTGCTACATAAGGACTTAGCGCGGAGCCGCCGCCCGCTCCGCTTATAAAGCCCTGTAGAACAAGGACTTAGAGCGTCAATTATTTTTCGTATTGAACACGGTATTCGTCAGCACGATACCAACGGTCGCCACAGCACTCACAGTCCAGACCGCTCTCGATGCCTTGGAAGTAGATGCCAGCGTATTTCTGGACAAGCTCGTCAGCCTCATCGGTAGACTCAGCCATGACCCAAACATCGACCTGCTGGTCTTGCCAATCGTAGGCAGCGAACACACCACCGAGGTCAGCGGGACCAGTCCACTCGGGGTAGTCATAGCTACCGCCGCTGCTGTTCTGAGTGTAGTAGAACTTCTTTTTCATGCGTGTATTATATCAGGCGACCTTGGTGCGGACAAGGTTTTTATTGGATTTTTTGTACTCTCGAACGAGTCGAGTGATGTACTTACCAACGCCCTTGTGGGTCTTGGTGCTACCGTCCTCGAAGGTGACGGTGAGGGAGTAGTAAGCCCCGAAGCCGAGGAGACGTTGTTCGTGGAGGTGGGTAACTTTCATGCGTGTATTATACCATGCCGAGACGAGAATGCAAGTGGAAAATTGAGAAGAATTTCCTCGTTGACGTAAGTGCGCGTGTACCAAGGACTTACGAGAATTCACCGGAAAATATTGCGTCGATGGTCCCATATGCGGGACAGCCAGCAGCCATAGATACAAGGGACTCCTATTACTTTAAGTCCAAAAAATAAAAAAAATTATAAAATAAATTTAGGGACTCCTAGAACTTTATTTAGAACTTACTCTGAAAAAACTTCTATATAGATTGGGAGATATTTATTATGTTTGAATCTAATCAAGGAATGCGTGTATTTAGTTATGCTGTATCTGGATTTGTGTCGGAGGAGGTTTCAGGGTTCCCATTTTTGGATAGTGCGGGAAACAACATAAAGTGTAATTACTTCAAGGCGCATATTCACTATGACGGTAAGAAGGATGAGAACCATGTTGTAGCGTGGATTGAGCCTAGTGGATTATCATTAGGTAGTATCACAACTAATCCGACTGAGCATTACGGGGCTGATGATTTTCTAGCGGGGGAGGTCTCAGGTAGTTTGGGATTTTGTATAGCTGCTGATGCTGCTAACGATGGTGAGGTTATATGGAAGGCTAGTAATGGTCAGGGTACGAAGGGAGTTAATATTAAAGTTGATGAGTATGTTGGTTCTGGTAATGCTGGTGATATATATGTAATATTAACTTATGGTAATATCTTACCATTTAATCCATTAAGGATAAATAATTATGATTTTGGTGCATAGGGCGCACTATATAAGTTAGGAGTTTTAATTATGAGTCAATCAGTAGAAGAATCAGTATTTAATGTTTATCGCAACTTGGCTTTGTGTTTTTTATCAGAATCAAAGGCTTCACATGAGAGGGCACAAAGAGTTGCAAAGAACCTAGATCCAGAGGAGGCTGCTAAGGTTAAAGATAAAGCTTTCAATCAAGAAGTAGAGAGAGCAGACCGAGTTAGAAGAAAGAGAGAGGCAGAGGCTAGAAGAAAGGCTGAAGAAGAGGGTATAGAATACACACCAAAGCCCACCGCTACTGAAAGAATGAAAAAACGTATAAGAACACCTAAAACAAATGGTCAAGGAAGTTTTTTAAGAATGAGTCAATCAGTAAAAGAATCAGTATTTAATACTTATCGCAATCTAGCTTATTGTTTATTAGAAAATGAAGTTGAACTAAAGGGTCCATATTGGAACACCAGCAAGCTTTCTCCAGAGGAAAGAGCTGACCGCGCTGGGGAGGATACTCAGCGGAATTTTCAAAACGATGTAAGAGGAAAAAAGCACGTTAAAAGGCGTGAGAAGCGGCTCGCTAGGAGGTCTGAACTAGCTAGAGAAGCAGAGGCTAGAGCAAAGGATAAGAACAAAAAATAAGTGAACAGAAAAAATAAAGGGTTTCGTAATAAAGACCCTAGATATTTTGATAAACTTAGAGATCAGAAGCGAAGTTTACGCAATTTCTTCACTAAGGAATCAGTAAAAAAATTAGGAAAAACACTAAAATGGACATTAGAGAAAGAAATAGACAAAGGGCTGAAGCGAGATTAGCTAGATTACCAAAAAATTCTGGTCATGCACGAATTCTTCGAGGTAAACTTGGAATTTCCGACACTCCTGCTCCTGTAGTTGAGGAAGTTAAAGAGGTTGTCGAAGAAATTGTCGAAGCAATCGAAGAACCAACACCCAAAAAGAAGAAGAAAAAGAAGAAACTCTTCTAATTTTACTCTTTTAACTCAATAGGGAGGTCGTTATTAGCTATAAACGCCTCTCTATTTTTGTGCCATGACTCACGCCCCACCAATTCACCTCTGGAATTGTGTAAAATGTTCAAATCTATGACCTGATTTGAGTATCCTTTGAGGTGAGCTTGGGTTGTGTAATGAATATCGTAGAAATCCCACTCTCCTTCAAAAAATTCGGGGCGGGAAAGGCCAACATCTTCGATTACTTTGGGTTTTGCTGCCAAAAATAGCCCATCAAGACAAACTACTTCACCTGGGGCACCATAAGGTGAGACATATTCCTTATTAAGTTTGTCAAGGTGCGTCACACGCCCTCTGTGCTTGCCTGCCTGCCAGTTCTCAATGTTCCACCATACTGCATCGGGTCCGAGACAGGTCGTTCCAGCGGGGCCTACAAAGCCCACAGCGGAGAACTCAAGAGCATCTATTAGTTTCTTCTTGAAAACTTCGGGATCTTCTCTGATCTCAATATCATCATGGCAGAAAATGATAATATCCTCTGGATTTGGGTTTATCATCTTGTATGCTCTCTCATAAGAAGAGAAAAGGGACTTAGTATCAGCAAGTAGAAATACTTTTATCCCACACTTAGCTAAATAAGTAAGTAAGGTATTTGTAGTTTGTGTTACTTGTTCCCTAGATCGGGTACAGATGATAGCGTATATATCCATGTACTATTATAATACGGAAGAGTAGATAATTTATGACAAAAGAAGAATTAATAGAAGAATTTCAAAAATGTAAAGAGAATCCTGAGTATTTTATTAGTAAGTACATCAAAGTTACTCACCCCGTTAGAGGGTTAGTCCCATTCCATCTGTATCCATTCCAGAAAAGGATCCTACAAGAGCTAGGGGATCATAGATTCAATATTCTTCGTAAGTTCCGTCAGGCAGGTTGTACGACTATTGCTGCTGGTTGGAGTTTGTGGACCATTATCTTCCAAAAGCACAAGTCCGTTGTTATTCTCTCAAAAGGTGATGCTGAATCTACTGAGGTTCTAGAAAGAATTAAACTAATGTATGACGAGTTACCAGAGTTCTTAAAACCTGGGATTATTGAGGATAACAAACACACCCTGAAACTTAAAACTCATTCAGTAATTAAATCAAGACCATCAGGTAAGCAATCAGGACGTTCTCTTGCTGGTTCTTTGCTAATTATTGACGAGGCTGCTTTCATCGAAAATATTGATACCATCTGGGCTGCTGTGTATCCTATTATCTCAACTGGTGGTAAAGCGTTCGTATTGTCTACTGTAAATGGTATTGGTAACTGGTATCATGATGTTTATCAAAATGCTATTGACGGAAATAACTCATTCCATCCTATTGATATTAGATGGCAAGAGCATCCTGAATATTACTACAATAAAGATTTTGATTACCTCTACGGTCCTATGATGGAGAAGGGTATTGATATTCATAAGTGGGAAGAAACTACAAGAGCCAATATGCCTCTCAAGCAATGGTTACAAGAATATGAATGTTCTTTCTTAGGAACTGGTGATACTTACATCGAAGGAGAGATTCTAAAAGATATTGCTTCCCAGACTAGCGAGGAGTATTATACAAAATACAATAACCGAATGAGAGTTTGGCAAGACCCACAACCGCATTATTCCTACCTCATTGCTTGTGATACTTCCTTGGGTAGAGATAGGGATTACTCGGCTTTCCATGTGATTAATATGTACAATGGACAGCAAGTTGCTGAGTTTTATTCAAATAGAACACCAATAAATGATTTTGCTCAAATTATTGCTAGTGAAGGTATGCTATATAATGTAGCGCACGTTGTTTGTGAACGAAACACTATTGGAAATAACCTAATTGATTGGCTCTATAATATTTATGAGTACGAGAATCTTTGGGCTGATGAAAAAGGTGATATTGGTTTCCAAGTAACAGCACGAAATAGAGAGGTTATTCTAGCACAACTAGAAGAAGCAATCAGAACTGATATGGTGAAGATTAATTCAACTAGAACCTGTGATGAGCTTATGACCTTTATTATAAATGATAGTGGAAAAGTAGAAGCGGAAAAAGGACATCACGACGATCTTATTATGAGTTTAGCATTAGCAATACATGGATTTAAATATCTATTAGATAGTTCTCCAATGGAGTTCGCAATAAATCGTCCTGCTGAGGCTCCTCCTATGCCTGCTGTACTAAATAAAGTAAAGATACGAAATTCCCACGGGACTATGACTGAGGAAGATTACACATGGCTGATGAAGTAAAGAACAATCAAATTAATGAGAGTGGCTATACTACTTTCGGGGGAACAGCAAGTAGAAGTGGTTCATTTTACACTCCTACTGGGCCAATAGGAAGATTCTTCGCTAAGTTCTTTGCTACCAAGGCACAAGGAGAAGCTCAGAGGGAAATTGATAAAGGTCAGGTTCGCCCAGAAACGGGAGATACAATTGTCAATACAGATATTATCAAAGATGCTAGTATTGATAATGCTCCCGCAGTAGGTGGAGTTTCAAGAAACCCAATCCTTCCTCAACTAGAACTTAATAGAAAGAGACGCTATCTTGAGTATGAAGAGATGGACGAGTATCCTGAGATTGGATCAGCATTTGATATCTACGCTGATGATACTACTCAGAAAGGTACAAAGCAAGAGCGATGGGTAGTTAAATCTGAAAGTTCAATGGTCGTTGATGAGGTTGAGAGATTATTCACAACACTTCGTCTTGATAAGCTTCTTTGGGATATTATTAGAAATACCGTTAAGTATGGAGATTGCTTTACAGAGCTTATCCTAGACGTTAATAAACCAGAAGAAGGTTTAAAAAAAATAAAAATTCTAAATCCAAACTGGATTCTTAGAGTCGAGAACGAGTATGGATATTTAAAGAAGTTCCTACAAGAAATACCTAATCATGAGAATATGCAGTATTCAGAAGTTGGTAGTTCATTAGGACAACAGCGACCAGTAAAATATATCGAACTTGACAAGAATCAAATTGTTCACTTCCGTCTGCACACTTCTGACCCAATGTTCTATCCTTATGGTAAGTCCATTGCTGCTTTATGTCACAGGATTTTTAGATCCTTAAAGATGATGGAAGATGCTATGATGATTTATCGTCTATCAAGAGCACCTGAGCGTAGAATCTTTTATGTCGATACAGGCAATCTTCCTACAAGTAAGGCAGAGATGTTTATCGAGCGTATCAAGCAAAAGTTCAAAAAAGAAAAGTTCTATAACACTAGTCAGGGTGGAGTTGATTCTAGATTTAATCCAATGTCTATGGATGAGGACTTCTTTGTTCCTACTAAGAACGGTAGAGGTACTAAGATCGAAACACTTCCTGGGGCAACAAACCTGGGTGAGATTGAGGACGTAAGATACTACAGAGATAAACTTCTTGCTGCGTTAAAGATTCCCAAGGATTATATCGTAGAAAAGGATCAAAGTCCAGAAAGAAAAGCAAACCTTTCTCAACTAGATGTTAAGTTTGCTAGAACTATTCAAAGAGTTCAAGTAGACGTAGAAACTGGTTTGGAAAATATTGCGAAACGCCACTTACAACTAAAAGGGTTTCCTGCTACTTATATTAGAGATATTAGAATAGCTTTACCAGAACCTTCTGATATGTCAGCCAAGCGTAAGCTAGATATTGATGAGCAGAAGACAAGAGTTATTCAGGCAGTACAAGGTTTAGGTCTTATCTCTAAGGATCAGATCTATAGAGAATACTTCGATATGACAGATAATGAAATTGAGAAGATGAGAGAAGAGCTTAAAGCTGATCAGGAAGAAATGATGGAACAGCAGCAAGCAGGAATGGAAGCCCAAGCTCCTCCTATGGGTGGAGGCGCACCTATGGGGGCTCCTCCTGGGGGAGAGGCAGGATATGGGGAAGCAGGAGGTCAAGAGCCCGCTGAAAATATCCCACCAACCGCAGAGGAAACTATAAGAAATATTGGTTTCTTACAACAATTGGTTCTAGAAGATAATAAAAAAGAGGTACTTTCTAGGATTATTCAAAAGCAACAGCAAAAATCTAGCATATATAAGATAGAGCCTCAAGAAAAACGGAGATAACTATGTTTTCTAAATTATTTGAACAAAGAGATAAAACAATATCGGTACTAGTCAAGTTAGGTGATTGCCTTGCTAGATCTTTACGGGAGAATGTATCACTATTCTCCATTGACAGCAATAACACTTATGTTACTTACCTTACGGAGAGTAATAAAGTTATTAGCGGTCACTACTCAATTGATAAGGATGTAAAACTTACCAAAATTAGAATACAAGAGTCCTCTGTATTTGAAGATGGTACTGAGTTTGATACTTTTGTTAATGAAAAGATTAATAACTTTATCGAGAATATCCACTACGGAGAGTACTCCTCTGCTGATGATTCTTTTTCGGATATCCTTTCTCTTTGGGAAAGTAGAGTAAAGTTAGGGTCCGTTCAGAAAAAGCTTCATGAAAAAACAGAGCGACTTCAATCAGTAGAGAAGATTGTTGAGTCCTCAGAGTTCCAGAAACTTATTGAAGTTACTCCACAGGTTCTTACTTTCCTTAAAGAAAACTTCCAAAAGATTAGTTCTGTTCCTGAGATTCGTAATGCTGTAAACCTCTCAAACTCCGTATCACAGGCATTTGATTTCAGAAGAATGTCTTATGAGGAACTAGAAGAAGGCAAAACTTATATCCTCAAGGATGGTGTTAGTTCATCCATCTATGAAATGATTTGCCGTCAAGAGCTTGTTAAGAAAGAACTACTAGAGTCCAAGAAGTCCTTTGAGGCAGTTTGGGCATCTAACGCTTCTATTAAGAAGCTCGCTGGTATGATCTTCGAGAGCGATGAAAAGGTAATTGAGGCACTAGGAGAAGCTTTCCAAGATGTTCCATATCTTGCTCTTGCCTCTAAGAAGAGCTTGTTCGAGACTTTTAGTAATTGCCTAGCACAAGTAGATGGTATTGGAGTTTCCGATAAGGATATTCAGAAATACGCCTCAGAAATCTTTGAGGTAAAGAAAGAAGTTAAGGAAGCATTTATTAATGCTATCAACGAGAAGTATGGAGTAAATATCCAAAACCTCCAAGAGCCTGCTTCATTCAAGAGCCTAGCAAATACCCAAGTGGTTATTTTTGAAGCTCTCTCACGCCTAGCTCCAAAGGGTAGTGTTATTAAGCAAGTTCTTTCGGAAGCGGGGGATTGTCTTAAAACTAAATCAGGAGTAGAATGCATTGATGTTAACGATTACCTTTACGAGATGTTCTTGGAAGCAGGTTATGATAATGTGCTAGAAGAGGGTTTTAGCGCAGGAAAATATACTAAGGTAGATTTCAAGAGAGTCGCTGCTGATCTAGCTTCTGTCTCTGAACTTATTGGTGCTCTTCAGGATACCGCAGAGATGGATGCTGAATACCCAGCAGATGAAACTGTAGATCAAGAAGCTCTTGCTGCTAAAGAAGAAATGCCTCCAGAGGAAGCTCCTATGGACACAGGCGAAGATAATGATTATGATGGTGATGGTAAATTAGATCCTCATGAGATGGATCATGACAGCGAGGAAGGTCTTCATAATACTGTTGATAGAGATGGTGACGGTGATCATGATATGGAAGATCATGCAGCAGAAGAAATGCCTCCAGAGGAAGAACTAGAAGCTCCAGAGGCAGAAGCACCTAGTTCACAAGAAGAAATCCTAGATGGTCTATCTAATCTTGAGCAAATGATTGCTAACATTACCTCTGAACTTGGTCTTGGTGGAGAAGAAGAGCCAGAAGAAGAAGATGAAGAGGAAGAAGAAGAAGATGAAGAAGAAGGCATTAAACCAGAGGAAGAAACTCAATAAGGAAATAATATGCGCCAAACAATAAAATCATATTGTAAAATTGAAGATTTTGGAGCAGACGCTTCGGGAATTATAGAACTAACTGATACTGATGGTAATTTACTTGAATGTAATTATTTATCTGTTGAATCAAATAGTACTTTGGCTACAACAGGATATATTCATATTATTCCAAGCTCTGTATATTTAAACGACGTAGACTTATCAGCTACTTCTGGTGCTGGTGATCTTGCTGCTGCTGGTGGAGTAGTATTCCAAACAGGAGGAGGCCCTATTGAGATAAGCTCTGCTGATGCTCATAGATTTAAAGCAATAAAAGTTGTTTGTTATGATAGTGCCGCTAATTTAATTTTTAACTATGGGGTTATTCAACATGGTAATCCGTTAAGAGATAATCAAAGACCTATTGGAGCTTAATTTTGTTAAATAAACTTGGATTTCAAGGAAGGACTCTTAGGCTTCCTAGAGGATCTACTAGAAGAGGTAGAATACCTTCTAGTAGAATTACTCAATATACAAGAAGAGTCGTATTGGATCCAAAAAAAGCTGAATTTTTAGCATCTGGTGGTGGTGAAGGAGCAACTTTTTCTAGTGTTTTAGGACTTGGTGATAATTTTAGAGTAGCAATTACCAAAGGTAGGGTAGATGGTAGATTTAAATGGTCTATTGCAGTTTGGGATAATAGAGGAAATGAAGTATTTTCTACTATAAACGAAGGAACTCTGGCACTAGCAATAACCTCTGCTAGTAATTCAGCAAATCTTTCAGGATTCTTAGATATAACCCTTGCTAGTGGAGTTACAGATGTAGTTTATAGTAGTAGTCTTACTTACGCAAGAGCAACGATAGTATAATTATGGCTGAATCTAGAGATAAACTCGTATATATAGTCCTTGATGAGTTAAATCGTCCAATATCTCTTGGAGGTATGGAGGATGGAGATTTTGTATCTGATAGTGTGCTTCCAGAAGGCGTGCGAGATGTTTGCTCAGTAGTAATAGATACTAGTGGTGATTGGACTTCAGTGTATACTACAGTAGAAGCAGCAAGTGGTATTTGGGATATTGGAGGAGGTACTCCAATTGATATTGCTGATTGGGAGCAAGTTTCTACTGTTGTTGTTGATTCTAGTGGTGATTGGGATAATACATTTACTAAGGTAGATGCTGCCTCTGGAGATTGGGACGGAGCATATGCTAGTGCATTAACCGCTAGTGCTGTAATTAGCGATAACCGACTCGTTTGGGAGTCTGGAGGATCTCCATCAGCAACAGGTTTTGAAGATTGGAATAATGCTTTTAATAAAGTAGATTCAACTAGTGATGGGTGGGACGGTACTTATACCTCCGTAAATGGTGCTAGTGGAACTTGGGACGGTACTTATACCTCCGTAAATGGTGCTAGTGGAACTTGGGACGGAGTATATGCTTCTGTAAACCCTGTTAGTGGAACTTGGGATGAAGCAGCAACGATACTGGACACAAGCGATGCTAACTTCCTTGGAGGATTAACTCCTACTCTTTCCAATGATTTAACTATAAATGATGGAATACAGATAGAAGGTCTAGGAGTTCTTTCTTTAAGTTCTCAAGGAAATCTTTCTTTAAGTTCTGGGGGTTCCATATTTGTTAGTTCTACAAATAAGATAGATATAAACCCAAACGCTAATGTAAACTTAATTCCTACTACTGGAAATGTTAGGTTAGTTCCAGATGTTGGAAATATACAAATAAAATCAGTTGATTCTGTATTCCTTTCTGGAGTAGGTGTTAGTTGTATTTCTAATGATGGAAACTTTACAATTGGAACTAATGCGGATAATCAAGAATTTGCTTTAAAAGATACTCTAAACGACGCTATTTCAACCAAATCTACAGTAGACGCCAATAGTGCTAACTGGATTAATGCCTTTACTAAGGTAGATTCCGCTAGTGATGGATGGGACGGTACTTATACCTCCGTAAATGGTGCTAGTGGAACTTGGGATAATGCCTTTACTAAAGTAAATTCCGCTAGTGATGGATGGGACGGTACTTATACCTCCGTAAATGGTGCTAGTGGAACTTGGGATAATGCCTTTACTAAGGTAGATTCCGCTAGTGATGGATGGGACGGTACTTATACCTCCGTAAATGGTGCTAGTGGAACTTGGGACGGTACTTATACCTCCGTAAATGGTGCTAGTGGAACTTGGGATGCTGCTTATTCTAGCGATTTATTCCCATCAGCAGCAGGTTTTGATGGTTGGAATAGTACAAAATCTACTGTAGATGCCGATAGTGCAAACTGGGATGCTGCTTATACTGCTATAAACGATAACGCTGATACTTGGACTTCAACATTTAACACTACTTTAAATACAAGTGCTACTTGGGCATCTAGTGTAGCAAGCTCTATTGGGTGCTATATAGGATCTTCTGTTGCTATTTCTGGATTTGGAGATGGAGATACTGATTTTACACCAGGAAATAATCAGTATCTTGCTCTTAATACTAAGGAAGAGAGGATGACTTGGAGATATCCTAGATTTATCCAAAGTGCAAATCAATTATTAGTAGAAACAATACCAGAAGTAGAGGACTTACCTAATGTAGAATCATTAGGTATGGATGTTGGTTTATCGTTAAGTGGTTGGTTCCAACAAACAGAATATGATATTACAACAACTCTTGGTCTTCCCGATAATTATAGTATAGATATTGATTTTGATCAATCTCAACAACAAACAGCAAATCTAACAGCAGTATCCGCTAATGGATCTACTTTGGGACTTAACTTCAGTAATATAGCCCCAGGAAGAAGAGTAAACTTAACATTAATTAATCCAACATATACTATAACTACTATCCCACTAACCGCTGGAGCTACTTGGATGACCACTCCTCTAAGTAAGATGGGAATTGGAGAAGTTGTAGAAGTTATAATTTATTCTAGGGGATCTACTGCTTCTGATTTATACTTGTACTCTACACAAATAGAATCAGATGAAGTAGTTAATGAATCTGGTGTTGCTGGTGCTACTGTTACGGATGCATTAGATCAACTTAGTTCCGATATTGTAACAGATCACGGTGCTCTTACTGGTTTATCAGACGACGATCACCCACAATACGTTCTGAATTCCACCAACCTTGAACTAAGCTCTGCTTTTGAGAGTGTATCCTCTACTGTTTTTGATAACTCTGGGTCTTGGGGAGGTGGAGGAGGAGTAACAGATCACGGTGCTCTTACTGGTTTATCGGACGACGATCATACTCAATACCATAATGATACAAGAGCAGATACTTGGCTTGCTACCAAAGGTTCTGATAATTTAGATAATGATTCTGGTGTTGCTGGTGCTACTGTTACAGCAGCTTTAGACCAACTAGATTCAGACATAGCAGCAAAGAGAGATGCAGCATCATACATAGCTAGGCAAAACTCCGCTACTCAAGACCTAAACGGAACTAATGTTGCAGCAAATTGGGGCCAAGCAGTAGCATCTAACGGTTCAGATTTATCGTGGGACGTAGCCAATCCTAGTAGAATCAGTATAGCAACAACTGGTGACTATAGAGTTACATTCAACTTAGCAGCTACTAGTACAGCAGTAAGATCAAACATTATCGCTAGATTACGAGTAAATGGAACTACATTTAGAGGCCCAATAGGTTCTAGTGGTTATATTAGAAGCAGTAGTTCTCATGATAATGCTAGTGTTCATGCTGCTTTTATTCATCCATTTACTGCTGGTGATTACATAGAGATAGTAGCAAACCGAGAAGCTGCCGCTGGAAACTGGACTACGGTAAATGGGGCTTGTTCTATTTCATTAGAAAAGTTATAGAATACTTAAAAAAGAGAGAAAAGTATCTAGTAAAATAGGTATATATTTAGGAATACGCTTTTGTGAGTATTAAAAAAGGATTATAACATGGATCTCAATGATATAGAAAAAGAGATTATGCAAATTAGAAAAAAAAATCACACAATATCTAATTTACTTGTATCTCATGAAGCTCAATTTGAAGAGCTAAATAAAATGAAATCTGATATTTCAGATATAAAAGGTACTATGCATTTAATTATGGATAGTTTATCTGGTGGTCTGAAAGGGGCAGGGATCATAAATAGAGTTGAGATTTTAGAAGAAAAGAATGCAAGAATTTCCTATTGGTTAGGAGTTATTGCAGCAACTGTACTAGGACTTGCTTTAAAACAAGGATATTCTTTCGTATTTCAAGAAAAACCTACTTATAAATCAGAACAAGCACTAGTACGGGTAGATACCGATCTTAAGATAGAATCCAAGGAAGAAGATAAAAAACTCTAATCTATCATATGATTTTGTTTTGCAGAGTTAATAATTCTCCACATATAATTCTCTCTAATTGATTGTAATGTAGTAATAACATTACTCAATTTACGCAGAGTCTCCTCATTTATCTTCTTATTTATAACTAATTGGTTAATATCTTCTATAAGAGCTTTGATATTCTTAATATCCTGCTCATGCATTTCCGCTGCTTCCTTTTTTATACTTTTAGCGTCTTTCATAGTATTCTTACTTCGTGGCCTTCTCTTTTATAGTGCCTTTTCCTGGCAATGGCGTGATCTCGTAGGTATTTCTCTTTATCCATAAAATCATAAATATATACCTCTGATTTTGATTCATGCCGTCTCAATGCTCGTCCTAACGCTTGTAGAGTTGCTATTTCGGACTTCATACCCCGAGCATTGATCATGTGTGTTATTTCTTCAATGTTAACACCTGTTTGGAGGATTTTAGTACCAATGAGTACGCTAGATCCCTTATGTCCTCTGAATCGAGATATACTCTCATACCGTTCTCCGATTGAGTTTGCACCCTCAAGAAATTCGCATTGTCCTCCAAGAAGGTCTTCCAAGGCTCTTCCATGCTCAAGTGATTTGGTAAGAATAAGTATACGGGCTCCGTCGTTGTTTTTTCTAATGTCATTTACAATCTCCTTTATGATGTTATTCCGTGATTCGTTTTCGACTATGTACTTATCATAGACATCCAAGTATCCCATGTCTTCGTCTATTCCGCTCGCAGTATAAGGTCTATCTATTAACTGAATAATAGGTTTGGTTAGTTTGCCATCTTCTACTAGCGCAGCGGTATCTACTGCCTGTATGACGGCTCCTAGCGCCCCTTCTAGGTTGTATCGGGGGATAGGGTCTCTCGGTGGTGTAGCGGTGAATCCGAGGCGATACACGGCATTTGGGAAGCTCTGAATGGCAGGTAGGGTATTTTTACCATTAGCAAACTCATGACACTCATCAATCATTAGGACTTCTGCTTCTTCGAGGTGGGTGTCGAGGATCCTTTCGATACTTTGGATAGTGCATAGCATAATGTCACCACTAATAAAACCCTCGCCATAACAAATACCAATGCCGTCCATCCCACAAGCTTTAGTAAGAAACTCATAAGTTTGTTTGAGTAGTTGTTTAGCGTTGAAGAGGATCACCATCTTTTTTCCCTCTAACGCCTTGACAATCCCAGCCATAATCAAAGTTTTACCTGAACCTGTAGGGGACTGGATGATACCTCTTTTATTATTCAGCCCTGCCCAGATAAGTTCTTCTTGATAGTCGTAATAGGAAAAACCTTTTATTTTAGGAGGACTTAGAGGAGTTCTAGAGATGTCGCATTCAGTTCCGTCTTCTCCTACTATCTCTGGCTCACAGTCAATTTTATTTAAATCCGCAAGTACCCTAGATAATAGACCAGTACGAAAAGAACCATTACGAGCGATAAACCTCTGCTTACCATCCCAATGTCGGCGTTTGTAAGCAGACGAATACTCAGCCCCAGGAACCTTAAAAGAATAAAGGTCACAAAGGGCTTTTAGAAGTTCAGGATTATCAGTTTCAATCCTTGAATTTTGAGTACCAACATAGATTTTCATTACACTATTATAGTGTATAATCTATAAGGAGATTTATATGATAGAACCAAATCAACAAAATATTGAAGCACAACAAGAAATTATTAATGCTATTCTTAATGATGTTCCAGAAGATACAGCAGTAGAAATTGCACTCCCATCAGAGTGCAGAATTTATACATTACCTGATCCAGAAGGCCCCATAACTATACGTCCTATGACCTTTGAAGATGAGAGAATTATGCTTAGTTCAAAAGGAAATGACGATCCTATTAATTTAATTTTACAAAAATGTGTTACAAATTTAAATATTCAAGAAATCCTTTCAGCAGATAAATTATATCTGATTATGAAATTAAGAGAATTATCGTATGGAGATGATTATCATACAACTATAATTTGTCCTTCTTGTAAAAAGGATAATAATGTTATAATTAAACTTTCTGATTTAGCTGTTAAGGGTGCCGACGACTCTTTGGTTGAACCTAAAGAAATAACTTTACCTATATTAAATAAAAAAGTAAAAATAAATTTTCCAAGAGTAAAACATGAGAAATATTTTTCAGATCCAGAACAAGGACTAACTCATCTTTGGAGATTTATTCCTGAGATAGATGGACATACAGATAAAGCTATTATCGCAAAAGTTTTACAAAAATTACCTCTTAAAGACGTAAAAACAATCCTAAAACAGCTTAAAACTGATTTTGGATTAAATACTAAAATTAAATTTGTCTGTTCTGACTGCGGAGGGGCTTCTTTACAAGAATTGCCAATTAATGCAAGTTTTTTCGACGTGAACTAGAAGAAGTAATTGATACTGATTCCCTTCTTCTAGAAGCCTATATACTAGTGAAAAGAGCAAACTTTACATATTCTGATGTAAAGACAATGACTCGTTCTGAACGAACAGTATTTCTAAAGATACTAAAAGATGAGGTAGAAAGAGAAAATAATGCAAGTAAACACCACTAATGTAGTTGATAGACACAATAGACCCACAGTACTACAGAAAGTAGCACTAAGAACTTTCTTTATTAACGATGGAGAATACTATGACCCTTACGATATTAGTGGGGTTACGGTGTTTACTAAGTATGCAAATACTTCACCTAGTTCTATCTTATCAAATAACTTAGTAGCATCCTCAGTACCTGAGAGCACTATCCTAATGCATTTTACTGCTTCTGCTAATGATGCTGGAGCTGCTCTTGATCCTACTAGCTACAACCCTGCTACAGATCCAGCCTGTTTGAGTGGTATTTACCGTATGGCTCAAGGAGAATACGTTTGTATTCTAGACGGAACACAAGATATTAGCGGAGTTTATAACTTACATGGATCTTCTCTTACGGTTGCTAATGGAGC